GTATGAAAAAATATGGATTTTTAGCACAAGATATTCTTGCACTTGAAGGTGATAACAATGTTATTATTGATAATGAAAATGATGAGGCTTTAAAAGTAACTAACTCACATTTAATACCAGTATTAGTTAATGCAATCAAAGAACTTAAAACACAAAACGATAGTTTAAAATCTAGAATAGAAACATTGGAGAGTTAACCAATGCTTTTCGGATTTGCCTCATTTGCAGAACGACCCTTTTCTACGGTCGATGATAACAACAATGTAACAATTCAAGTAACAGGTAACGCCTTAGATATTAGTATCGGTACTCCAGTAGTAATAGCAGGTACTGTTGTTCCAGTAGATCCTAATAGACTTACTTTAGGAACCGGAACTGTTACAATTTCAGCAGATGCTAATTTTTCTGTTACGGGTAACGCTACTTCATTAAGTATTGGAACTGTTGTGGCTTCTGGAGGCGCTACGGCAATTGTAACTGGAAATGCGTTGACCTTATCTACTGGAAGTGTTACAGTAACTGGAACCGCTTTAGTAAATCCTACGGGATCACAACTAATAGCTAACACAGGAGAAGCAGGGGTCATCACTTGGAATGATATAATACCAGGAGTAAATATGACATGGACACCAATTGAACCCTTTTAAATAAATTATGGCATCATCATACTCATCAGATTTAAAATTAGAACTAGTAACCACTGGAGAAAAAGCAGGGCTTTGGGGAACTATAACTAATACTAACTTACAAATTTTACAACAAGCAGCTTCAGGTTATTTATCTTTAGCTGTAGGTGGAGCTGACGTTACTTTGGCTTTAGATAATGGAGCTACTTCAAATGGTAAAAATTTATATATTAAATTAACAGGAACATTAACAGCAAATAGAACTGTTACTATGCCTGCAGGAGCTGAAAGAGTTTTTATTATTGAAGACACTACAGTTAGAGGAACATCAAATAGAACTTTAAGCGTATTAACAGCAAGTGGAACAGCTTTAGCAATACCTACAGGTGCTGTCATGTTAGTTAAATCAGACGGTACAAATACTACTAAAGGTATAACTGAAAAAGGTTATAATACAATTACAGATTCAAACACACCTTACACGGCTGTTTCAGGAGATCAAATTTTAGCTAACACTTCTTCTAATCCTATTACCATACTTTTACCCGCATCTCCGGCTGTAGGAGATGAAGTAAGTATAATTGATACTAGAGGAACATGGGGATCTAACAACTGTATTATTAACAGAAATGGTAAACCTATTAACTCTGGCACAAGTAATTTAACATTAAATACTAATGGTCAATCTATTACTTTGTTATATATAGATGCAACAAGAGGTTGGGCATTTAAAACCAACACAGCATAAGGAGCATGGATCATGGCTCTTATTGATTTTAAAGTATTACCTGGAATTGATAAACAGGACACCACTTCAGGTGCAGAGTTTCGTTGGGTAGATTCAGACAATGTACGATTTAGATATAACTTACCTGAAAAAGTAGGGGGTTGGTCTTCTCTTTTATCAGATACTATTGTAGGAGTAGCTAGAAAAGAATTTGCATTTGTTGATTTAGACGGAAATAGATATGTTGCAATAGGAACAGATAAATTTTTACTTATATATTTTGAAGGTCAGCTATTTGATATAACACCTTTAAAAACTCCCTTAGCTTCTTCAACAATCGCAACAGTTCAGAACTCTCCAATTTGTACAATAACTACAGCAAGTGCACATGGTTTAGAACCAGGAGATATTGTTTTATTTGCTAGTGTTACTTTACCTAGTAATACAGGTTATAATCCAAACGTTTTTGATGATAAATTATTTCAAGTAACCTCAGCACCCACAACAACAACTTTTACAATTACTCAAAGTACTAATGCAACAGCGACTGTATCTACTGGAGGAAGTATTTCTGTTATACCTTATGAAAAAATAGGTCCCGCAGCACAATCTTATGGTTATGGTTTTGGTATTTCTCAATATGGTGGAACTGTTTCAGGAGCCTTAACCAGTGCTTTAAATGGAGTTTTAACTGCGGATACTGCAGGAACAGCAGGATCAGGAACTACAATTAATATTGTATCTAATGCAGGATTTCCAACTGCAGGAACTATAGCAGTCGGTAATGAATTAATTTCTTATACGGGAAAAGGTACAAATACTTTAACTGGTATTACTAGAGGAGCATTTGGAACGGCTACTACTGGAACATCAAATGGTCAAGCTCATGGTACTGGATCTGCAGTTACTGATGCCTCAGATTATTCTGGTTGGGGTTCAGCTGTTCAAGCTTCTCAAGTGACTCTAGAATCTGCCTTATGGTCATTGAGTAATTTTGGTCAAGTATTAGTTGCAACTATTGCAAACGGTAAAACTTTTACTTGGAACTCGGGTATAGCTGCAAGATTTACAACAAGAGCATCTACAGGCACTACAGGTTTTTCAACTACAAATAATCCAACTGCAACTAGAGTTACTTTAGTTTCACCCACAACCAGGCATTTAATTCATTTAGGAACTGAAACAACTATTGGATCAACTTCAACACAAGATGATATGTTTATAAGATTTTCAGATCAAGAAGATATAAATGATTATACCCCTACAGCTATTAACTCGGCAGGGTCTCAAAGATTACAAGATGGAACTAGAATTATAGGATCTTTAAAAGCTAAAGAAACTATTCTAGTGTGGACAGATAATGCTGTATATACAATGAAATTTATTGGAGCTCCATTTACATTTGGTTTTGAACAAGTAGGTACTAACTGTGGATTGATAGGTAAGAATGCAGCTATTGAAATTGATGGTGTTGCATTTTGGATGTCTACTAATGGATTCTTTATGTTTGATGGTACCGTTAAATCTTTACCTTGTTCTGTTGAAGATTATGTCTATGATCAAATAGACACTACTAAAGGTCAACAAATAAATGCAGGTATTAATAATTTGTTTACAGAGGTTATTTGGTATTACCCTTCAACTAATTCAGAATACAATGATCAGTATGTAGTATTTAATTATGGAGAAGCTATGAAAGGTGGAGTGTGGTACACTGGAACTGAAGCTAGAACAACTTACCTTGATGCTAGTATTTATCCAAAACCTATTGCAACTAAATTTAATAGTACTAATTCAGGTACTTTTCCAATTATAGTAGGAGAAGATGGTTTAGGTCAAACAGTACTATTTGAACACGAAGTAGGGACAGACCAAGTTAATCCAAATGGTACTACAACAACCGTTACTTCCTTTGTTAAATCTTATGATTTTGACCTACAATCAAAACAAAAAGGGCCTGATGGCAAGGCTTCTGGACCAGCAATATCCGGAGAGACTTTCTTAGCAGTTAGAAGATTTGTACCTGATTTTAAAAATTTACAAGGAGACGCTAAAATAACTTTAGCAGTCAAAAGATACCCTCAACAATCGGAAACTACAACAGCATTAAGCCCCTTTACAATCACTGCAAGTACTGATAAAAAGGATACTAGAGCCAGGGGCCGTTTTGTTAACCTTAAAATAGAAAATGATGGGGCTAATCAAAATTGGCGTTTTGGTACATTTAGAATTGACGTTCAACCCGATGGAAGAAGATAATGGCAAAAACTTTATATGACTTAGCACTGGAGTATTTAAATCAGGGAATGCCTGATATAACTCAAGCACCAGGAACCACTACTCCAACCCCTACTCCAACTCCAACTCCTGTTACACCTCAAAATCCTAATGCTCCAACATTACCTAGTGGTGGTGGTGGCGGTGGCGGTGGCGGTGGAAATAATGTTTATAATTCTAATTCTAATTCTAATTATTTAACTAGACCATATCAAAATGCTATCAATGACAGTTTACTTGGAACTCCTGATTATCAAGGGGTTGAACAAACATCAGGACTTGAATCTTTAATGGGAAAAATTCCTGGAATAAAAATGTTAGCTGATAGACTTCCAGTCAATCAAACAGCTATTTTAAATAATGAATTAATAGGTGCAGGAATGCAATTAAACGATATCGGACAATTTGTATCGGATGGTGGAGATATAAATAAAGCAGATGGGTCAAATATTATGGCAGGTTACAATGCTTCTAAAGTAACTAAAAAAACTTTTGATAAAAGAAGAGATGTAATTGAAAAAAATATGAAAGACCCCAAACAAAAAGCAGCAAAGTTAGCGGCTCTTGATGCAGCAGAAGCAAGTTTCTTTGGTGCAAAAGCTAAAGCAGATATGGTTTTTGATAACAAATCTCTAGCAAAAAATCCTGATTACATATCTCAAAAAATTATAAATCAAAAAATGAAAGAAGCTTTAGAAGGTGAAGATGATAGCGATGAGGATATAGATAGCTTTGATCCTTTAAATCAAATTGATTCTATGCCAAGTTTTTCTGGTATGAATGCACCAAGTGCTTTTACTTTAACTGCTCCACAGTATGGAGCTTCTTTTGGTCAAGGTTATGGTTCAGGATATGGAAATGATCCAATAATAACTGGAGGAACAAATTTAAATGATTTTGATGGACTTGGACCTATTACTGGAGGAACAAATCAAAATGATTTTGTTGGACTTGGACCTATTACTGGAGGAACAAATCAAAATGATTTTGTTGGACTTGGACCTATTACTGGAGGAACAAATCAAAATGATTATTCTGGTGGTGGATATGATCCCGGAAACGGTTACAATTCGACAGGTCAAGGTGGCCCTGCAGGTCAAGGAAGTATAACAAATCCTTCAAACTATGGAACAGGTAGTGGTAATTTAGGTGATTATCAAATGCAACCTTCAACACCTACTTATCAAACTGGAACAACTACACGACCTGGATCAGGTGGCGGCGGTGGTGGTAACGATTCAGGCGGCGGTGGTAAAATAGTATGTACCATGATGAACGAGTCATATGGCTTTGGATCATTTAGAAATAAAATTTGGTTAAAACATTCTAAAGACATGGCACCAGAATATCAAATAGGATACCATAAAATATTCTTACCATTAATTAAAATATCTAAAACAAATAAAGTAGTTAAGAAAATATTAGAACACATTGCAGTACATAGAACCATCGATATTAGACAAGAAGCAAGAGGCAAGGTACATTTACTAGGTAGATTATATAGAAAAATATTAGAACCATTATGCTATTTGGTAGGAAAAAATGGCTAAAATAGTAATTAGATTACCCGAGCCTAAAGAAGAATATGATATTTCTAATCAAAAACAAATTAACAGATCAATTGCTTTGATAGTAGAACAATTAAATTCAACGTTTTTAAACGAACAGAAACAAGATCAAGAAAGGTTTACGTGGTTTAATGGCTAACATATATACAAATGCAAAAGTAGATTTAACTACAACAAATGCTACTACATTTTATACAGCACCTAGTAACTCTAGAGCAATTATAAAATCATTGTTAGTATCAAATGATGCTGGAAGTGCCACAACATTAACAGCAACGTTAACTAATGCAGCTGCTGCTGTATTTAGTTTATTTAATGTAAAATCAATAGCTTCTAATACTACCGAACAATTATTAACAGAACCATTGATATTATTAGAAAATGAAATATTGAAAGTTACTGCATCTGATGCTAATGAATTACATGTGGTAGCATCAATATTAGAAATAAACAGGGATTAAAATGTCATTTATAGAAACAGAAGCTTCAGTAAGATATGAGACAGTTAACGGTAAAAAGATTCCAATTATCACACCTAAGTGTGAGGTAACCTTAACTAATACAGTAACAGGTGTAGAATACATGTCTGATTCAGAGGCTTTAGCTGATGTACAAAATTCAGGAACAGATACTAAGGCTGAACATATACGTAGAGATGTTAAGATAACAGTAGAAGAATTTAACCTAGGAGCCGGTTCTGAGTTGTAAAAAAACTTATTTTCCTGTACAATAAACTATGCCAATTTCAAGAATGCAAAACCCCAGACAACTTTACGGACTAGGAAGTATAGTTAAATCTATAGGTAAAGGTGTTAAAAGTATTATAAAATCACCTATAGGTAAAGCAGCTATATTAGGTTTCGGTGCTAACGCTCTTATGGGTGGTGGTGGTTTAGGTTCTATCTTGGGTAGAATGGGAATGACACAACCAGCATCTGGTTTTGGTGGTGGTTCTGGCATTATGGGTATGTTTGGTAAAGCTAAAAATTTTGTAAAGGGTTTATCTGGAATGCAACAATTTGCAGGAGGAAGTGCAATAGCTGCTTTAATGTCAACAGGAATGGGTGAAGCAGAAGCTCAAGCAACTTCTAGAAATCCCGATGCTGTAAAAGCATATCTTAGACAATACTATTCAAATTTAAATACAACTGCTGATTCAAAAGAAGTAGACAATTTTGTAAATACTAACACCTCTGAATACGCAATGGGTGGCAGAGTAAAATATGCAGACGGTAGTGAACCTATGATATTACCTAAAGCTAAACCAAGAGAAAGTGATGGTAAACGAACATTAGATATTTTAGCTAGAAATATGAAAGCTTCTCAAAACACTTTAGGATCAAAAACTTTATTTAATCTAGTAGGACAAAATGCAGCTAAAGCATATAAAGCAGGAGATATTAGTAAGTCTCAATATGACAGTATGATGAAACCTTTCTTTGGTGAGCCTAGTGAAAGATTAAGTAAAAAAATATCTGAAGAACGAAAAGAATTAAAAGCCAACGGTGGTAGGATTGGTTTAAAAGATGGTACTTTAGGTGGAAACACTGACTTTAATGCTATGGTAACCGAAATGTATATTAAAGCTGGTGGTCAAAAAGGTACAGGAATGGATATAAAATCATTTGCAAACGAGTATTTTAAAAAATTTAATAAAGGTGGTAGAGTAGGCTATGCTTATGGTGGTAATGAGATCGTGGATCAAGCCTCAGGGATCATGGGTCTACCTCAAAGGACTAATGAAGCTGGTATAAAAGAATTAGATTTAAGAGATAGTGGTGGCTTTATTCCTCCAGTTGGTGTAAAAGAGAAGGCAGATGACGTTCCAGCAATGTTATCTAATAACGAATTTGTAATGACAGCTGATGCTGTTAGAGGCATGGGCGACGGTGATGTAAATGAAGGCGCACAACGTTTATATGATCAAATGAAAATGCTTGAAAAAGGAGGCAGAGTATAATGGCAGTTAATGAAACAGTAGTAAGGCCATCGGAATTTATAGAAGCCGGGGGTAAAACTTTTTTAAATGATCTAAGTACAGCAGTAGGTGATTATAAAGCAGCAGACCTCTCAAAGGTTTATGGTCCACAATTTGTAGCAGGACAAGATCCTTTACAAGCAGAAGCTGTTAAACAAGCTACTCAAGGTATTGGATCATTTCAACCTTTTTTAAATGCAGCGCAAGCAGCAACGGGACCTCAAGGTTATCAACCTTATATGTCTCCGTACCAACAAGAAGTCATTGATCAAACTTTATCAGGTTTTGATATGCAAGCAGAAAAAGGTATTGGTTCAATTGCAAACAATGCTTATAGCGCTGGAGCATTTGGTGGAGCAAGACAAGGTGTTCAAGAAGCAGAATACATGGCTGGATCAGATAGAAATAGAGCAGCTTTACAAGCTCAACTATTAGGACAAGGATTTAACCAAGCACAAAATTTAGCACAAAATCAATTTAACCAACAATCTGCTATGGCTAGTCAAGTACCTAACTTACAAGGTCAACAAGTTGCTGGTCTACAAACTTTAGGTTCAGGTCTACAACAACAACAACAAGCACAGTTAAGTGCACAACAGCAATTAGCTACACAAAATTTAAATCAAGATTTAACTGCAGCACAACAATACGGCGCAGGTGTTACAGGATTGATTGCAGGATACCCTGGAAAAACAATTCAAGAAAATACTCCTAACTCAAGTCCTATGGCTAATCTATTAGGTACAGGTACTACGTTAGCAGGAATATACAGAGCGTTTAACCCTTCAAAAGGATAATATGAGTAGAGTATTTAAAAGACCTATGTTCAGAAGAGGCGGGAACGTGGGTTCAGGCGTCATGACTGGTATCGTAGATAGATCTATGCATGCTGAAAATCCTTTTGTAACGGGTAATCAAGGAATGAAAACAGATTTTGGTAAAGAAGCTGAAATTTTAAATCAAACATATGATAATAATTCTTTTGTACCTTATCCACCTACCGAACAAGAAATTAAAGATACTTCTCCTATATTGACTACGGAAGACGCTAGAAAAATGCCAGCAGATTTATTTCCAAAACCTGATTTTGGAACTGAAAAAGGTGTTGATTATTTTAAAGATAAAATTATGGCAGGAGCTGGAGAATATGGAGGAATGGATCCATTAACTGCTTATTTATTAACAGCTGGACCTGCAATATCTACAGCAACATCTTTTGGTGATGCTATATCAAAATTAAAAGAACCTAATAAAGCATTAATAGAACAAGCAGAGAAAAAAGCAGAGTATTTAAGAAATATAGGTTTAAAAGCATCTGAAATGTCTTTAGCCAATGCAGAAAAAATAGAAGGTAGAAAATATAATTATGGGGTAAGTTTAAGTGATAAACAATATGCCTATGCTAAGGATATAAATGAAAAAATGTACACTGAAAAAGTAACAGGCGTACAATGGGCTAAAGAAGCTGTGAAGAGAAAACAAACATTAACTAGAGAAGATTGGATAACAGAACAAGCTGCTATACGTAGTAAAGCCAGTGAGGCAAATAAAAAAGCTTGGGATCTTCAAATGAAAAAATTAGGTTTTGAGAATGAAGTTGCATTAATTAAACAACAAGAAGAATCACAAAAATCAATTAATAAAGCTGAAAGAGAATTAGATAATGCTGATTACTTAAGCAATTCAATTAAAGGTGCTGTAGTTAAAATAATGGAGGGAGACTCGGATTTATCTTTAAAGCAAGCTACAAACATGGCTAATTGGACATATAAACTAAGTAGTTCTCCAGCATTAAAAAATTATAAAGTAGGAAGTTATTTAGAAGAAAATCAAACTTCAGGAAAAAAAGCTAAGGCTTTTGCTAAAAAACAAGCTGGTAAAGGTAATAATGGAAAAGTTTTTTGGGATCCTTACACTGATGAGGGTAGAGCGCTTCAAGTTCAATTAGTTGAAGGTGAATATGATTTAGTAGAAATATCTCTTGATGGAGAAGTTTCTAGTTCAAAAAAAATTACAGAAACTCCTGAAGTTGTAGAAGATAAAACTATGTATGAAACAATAACTGGTGAAAAACCAGTACCTACTTCTTACGAAGATATGCTTAAAAACACAGAAGACACTACTCAAAAAATAAAAGATGTTATAACGACCCCAGTAGATATGTCTAAAATAGACACTACAAATATTAGAAAAAGATAGGATTTTAAATGGCTGAATACAATGCTTCTTTAAACTCAGCAGAACAAGATAATGAGACGAGTTGGTATAAATCTTTTGGTGCCGGACTTGTATCAGGTTTAATTAAAATACCTGAAGGAATTGTATCTTTAGGAGCAGAGTTAGTAGATCTTGGTGCGGATTCAGATACTGCAGCAGATGTAGAACAATTTTTTGATAAAATAAATCCCTTTGAAGAAATAGCTGAAGAAAATACTATAGGTAAACTAACTGAAGCTATAATGCAAATAGCCGTCCCTGGAGGAATAGGTTTTAAAGTTGCTAGTACAGCTGCAAGAAAAATGACTCTTAAAGCTTTAAAAGCAAAACGTGGTAAAGCTTATGCAGATTTTGGAAAAGGTAGTAAATTTTATAAAGCTGATAATCCTTTAACAAAAGGAACTTCTAAAAAAGTCAAAATTTCTAAAAATTATAATAGAGAAAGTTTATCTGAAGCCTTAACTAAAGTTAATAAATTAAATAAAGGACTTAAAGCTCCTAGATTTTCAGCAGCTATTTTAGGAGGAGCTGCAGGGGAAACTCTTGTTGTGGACAATGAAAACATAGGTACTTTTGGAGATATGTTTGAAGGACCTACTGAATTAAATAGAGATACATCTTTAAGTGGAAGTGATGATGCCGCTAGAAAATTAATGAATAGGTTTAAATTTGGGGGTGAATCTATATTTGCAACACCGTTTGCTTATGGCATAGGTAAAACAGGTAAACTTTTAGCAAATAGAGGAACTGATTTAGCTTACAGCAATCGTGCATTTGAGCGATGGATAAATAAATATATCAGAGCTCCATTTAGTCCTAGAGGAGATTTACCTGCAGAAGTATTTGTAAAAGAAATGGAGAAACAAGGTTTAAAAGTTAAAGATACTTATAGAGCTAAAGAAATTGTATCTAATTTAACTAAATTAACTGATTCTTTATTTCCTACTGTGCAGGAAATGGCAGATAAAACAATTAAAAGTAAAGGTCTAGATAAATTATCTTTTAGTAAAGAATTAAATAAATTATTGGTAAGTGGGGATGTATCAAAACCCATTGATCAAAAAGCATTAAGTAATTTACTATCCAAATTAGATAAAAAAAATGTTTCAAAAAAAAAAGCAGATTTATTATTAACCACACTTGCTGAAGGTAGAGTAGAATTTAATACTCTTTTAACTATTTTAAATAAAAATGCTACAGTAGGAAAAGGTGCTTCTGATGAATTAAAAGATTTAATGAAATCAAGATTAGATAAATATGTAGCCCATACTTATGAAATTTTTGAACATAGAAGTAATATTTTTAATGCTTTTAGAAAATATAAACCTACGGATGAAGCATATAAAAATGCTGAAAACGTATTTATGAAAAATGGCAAAAGAACTTCAGCAGAAGCCAGATCAATTATTGATGATATTTTAAAACAAGCTGAGAAAATAAAATCTCCAAAAGATCTTCAAGATTTTAGTTATGTAGCTAAATCCATGGAGAAAGGAGGCTCTAATCAAATTTTTAAAATAGGTTTAAAATCTACATCTAAAGGAACTCCTAGTGAAAAAGAAGCTCTTAAACAATTATTTGGAAAAGTAGAAGATCCTAGATTTACATTATTTACAGGCATCACTAATCTTTCAAACATAGCTAGAACTACTGAATACATGACTGGAGTCCTTCTTAAAAATGATGAAGTACAAAAAAGAGGAGGTAGAGGTTTTTTTTGGAAAAGTGAAGCGGATGCTATAGCAGCGGTTAACTCTAAAGAAACTGGAATAAAAATAGTTGCAATGAGTGATGTTTTAGGAAAAATTGATGCTACCAAGAATATTGTAAACCCTTTAAATGCTAAATGGACTACTAGAGAAATAGGTGAAGCTATAAAAGTTGCTAATGATGTTCCAGGATCTCTTCAAGGATTTGTAAGAGGTAATAAAGAAATGAGTGGCGCTGAAGCAGGAGTTAGTTGGTTTTATAGAAATTTATTAATGTTTCCAAAAGGTGTTTCTCAAATGGCAAAAACTATTTTTTCAATACCTACCCACATAAGAAATTTTATGAGTGCTGGAGCTTTTAGTGCAGCTAATGGTGTTATACCTTTTATGTTAGAAAATCCAAAAACATTTGCTAGAGCTTTTAAAAGAGGAATAGGTGAGTCAGGGTTATTAAAATTAGGTGGAGTAGAAGGAGGAACTGCAGCTAATCAAAAAGCATACAGAGATATGTTGGAATTAGGTATTACAAATTCACAAGTTCAATTAGGAGACATGACTTCTTTGATTAGAGATTCTTCAGGAGGAAAAGGTTTTTTGAATAATGATTATGCTTTAGGTCGAATGTTTAAAAAATTTAAAAAAGTAGGTGAATTTTTTCAAGGGAAATACATGGCAGAAGATGACACTTTTAAAATTACTAATTTTGTCGTAGAGTTAGATAGAATAACAAAAGCAAAATATAAACAAGGGCGAATAGTAAAGGGTAAAAAAGTTCCTTGGAAAAATTTTGAAGAATTTGAAAACAGTTTAAAAGATGTAAAGGGAGTAAGAAACGAATCTCATTGGGCATTAAAACAACAAGCGGCAGAAATTGTTAAAAATACCGTACCTAATTATGCTTATGTTGGACAAGCAGTTAAGACTGCAAGACTATTACCTATTGGTAATTTTATGTCTTTTCCATCTGAAATTATAAGAACTTCTACCAACATCGCTAGACAAGGTGTTAAAGAAATGGCGCACTCTAATCCCACTAAAGGGAGTAATATGTTGCCTACAGTTTTTGATACAAAATTAAATAAATATGTTGCAAATGATGCTATTGAAAGAGGCACCTATAGCACTGGAATGAAAAGAATAGTGGGGATGGCTACTACTTTAACTGCTGTTCCTGTTGCAGTTACAGAAGGAGCCAAAGCTTTATATGATGTAACTGAAGATGAAATTCAAGCTATGAGAAGATTTGTTCCTGACTGGTCAAAAAATTCTACATTGGTTCCAATCAGAGATGATGATGGTGAATTAAGGTATATAGATTTTAGTAAAAGTAATGCTTATGATTTAATGGCCAGACCTTTTAGAACTTTAATGAGCAATATTCAAGAAGGTCAAGAAAACGGAGATACATTATTATCAGGGTTTGCTGCAGGAGTTGGTGAAGCAAGTGGAGAAATTATGAATCCATTTATATCAGAATCTATTTGGACAGAAGCTATGGCAGATTTAACTATAAGAGGTGGAAGAACTTCTGAGGGAAGACAACTATATACAGAACAAACATCTATAGGAGATAAACTTGCTATCCAATTTATGCATTTAGGAAGTGCTTTAGCACCTTCTTACAAACAATTTCAAAGAATAGGTCAAGCTTCTTTTGGTATTACAGATAAAAGAGGAAATGAATTAGAAATAGGACCAGAGTTAGCGGGGCTAATGGGTTTTAGACCTATTAAAGTAGATCCACTTAATGCAATGACTTTTAAAATTGCAGGTTACCAAACAGGAATAAGAAATGCTAGAAGAGAATTTACTGGAGGATTTTTTGGTTTATTAAAAGGTGGTTCTGTTGATGAAAATGATGTTATTAGTAGATATCTTAAATCTAATAAAGCTAGATTTGAAGTTCAAAGAGAAATGTTTAAAGATTTACAAGCTGCACAAGAATTAGGTAATACTAAAAATCAATTAAGAGAAGTTTTTGAACAAAGACAATTAAGTGGTAAAACATTTAATCAATTAAACAAAGGAAAATTTGAGGCTTATTATCCTTCTAAAGATATTATTAAAAAATTTAAAGAAATAGCTTTAAACTTAGGTGAAGACAACGCTTATTTAGCAGCTAAAGGAGATTTAAAAAGTATTAAAAATGACCTTAAAGCTTTAGGTTTTGATGAAAAATTTAGAGCAGACTTTGCTGTAGGTGGACATGTAGAATCTACTATGTTTACAGAATCCATGAAAGATATAACTTCTGTCTTGTCTGAAGTAGATAGAGACATGAAAAATTTAGATTTAGATGAAGAGTTTGATGATCAAATTGATATTAATAATTATATTACACAACAAAAATTACAGACACCACCTTTACCAAATACCCCAATGCCTAACCAAAATGTTATACAGGCAAGTGTCAAGGCTCAGGCAACAGATCCTTTGAATGAAGGATTAACCAATACAGAAAATGCATTACTTTCTCAAGAAGAAAAAATGATTAGGTTAAGACAAAGAGGTTTAGCATAATGGATTATTTGGGAGGTTTGATAGGCTGGTCTTATCGGGGTTTGAATGTAGCGGGGGTTACATTCCAATGGTAAAAAATTTAGCTTTAGAAAAAATTCACTCACACGAAAAATTATGTCGTATTATGCAAAAACAAACTCATGCAAAAATTTTTAAATTAGAACATCAAATAAATAGAATAGAAAAAATATTACTAAGTTGTGTTGGTTTATTATTAACTGGCATGGGTGGAATTATAGTAATGCTTTTAGAACTTTAGATCCACTCTTTAAAATCTTCATCCATAATTGCATTAGCAATATTAACTTTATTACGTAAAGCTTTAACAATTCTTTCATCAATAGTATCCTGGGCCATGATATCAATATAAGTCATCTTTTTAGTTTGACCTATACGATCAATTCTAGCTTCTGACTGTTGACGTTTCTCAAGATCATAACCATTAGAAAAATAAACCATGTTACTTCCTGCAGTTAATGTGATACCATATCCGCCGGTATGTGTAGTTCCTACAAAAAATCTACAGTTGTCATCTGTTTGAAATTTCTTTATATTAGCTGACCTTGAATCTGTGTCTGTTGCACCATAATAATCTACTACAGAGTCATCACCATATACTTTTTTTATCTCTTTAATTATTCTTTTTACATCATGTGTGTAATGAGACCAGATAATAGTTTTACCTTCTATTTTTTCTAAGATACTCATCAATTCATTTAACCTACTACAAGGTAAATCTTTAATAACACCATCATCAGAAGTAAAATGACCACAAGTAATTTGATGTAATCTCATCAACTGAGTCATAACGGTTGCTGTAGATTGCATTTTACCTTCTAAAAAAGCTACTGCTTCTTTCTTCATCTGTTGGTAAACAGTTTTTTGTTCTTTAGTTAACTCAACATAATGTTTAACAAAAGTTTTTTCTGGAAGATCTAAACAATCTTCTTTTAATATTCTGTTAGAGAAAGGTTTTATTTTATCAGACAGTTCACCCAGGTTCACGTAGCCTGTAACAATTTCTATTCTTCTACCATTAACTTCTATCTTCCTCATGTTGGCATATCTAGATCGAAACGTGTAGTAAGAATCATGCCCCAGGAGCCATGGATCAAGAAAGGCACATTGACTAAATAAATCTAATGGAGATTTAGTAACCGGAGATCCAGTTAAAATTCTTCTATACTTTGCCTCACCTCTTAAAGCTAAAATATTTTTAGTTCTATTTGATGTTGGAGTTTTAATAGTTGTAGACTCATCAATTGCAATCATTGCTTTGTGACAAGATAAAAATTTAGCTGCAAATGCTGCACCATCACCTGTAGAAAATGTTTCTACATTCATAATTAAAATATGAAAGTCAGTTCCAGTTTCAAACAAAGTATTTAAAATCTTTTTTTGTTTAATTGTTTTATCTGTAGTCTTCCACAGAACTACTTTTTTTTCTATATGATCTGGTAAGTGAATAGGAATTTCTGAGTCATACCAATTTTTATATACACCTTTAGGTGCTATTAATAGTAGACCATTTATGTCACCTCTGTCATACAGAATAGCGGCATTATCTAATAACACTTTAGATTTACCTGTTCCCATCTCCATAAAATAGGCAAAGTTTTCTTTGTCCCAAGATTCTTCCAGTGCTTTAAGCTGATGCTCAAAAGGCTTTGTTTTAAATTTATAGTTCATAATTTGCTTTTCTTTCTATACATGATATATATGTGGTTAAAATAAAAAGTCAATGAGCAAAGTATATTTAACACAGGATATTCCTGTAGATAGAGACACAGGGCAGCCTAAATACAATGTATTAGGGGCTTCTAAGTATGGCGACATAGTGACGCTACTGCCTATGTACTCTCAAATTATACTATCTCCAGGTCCATTAATTTTGAAACTTAGAACTCTTCTAAAAGACTATAAGGTTGAAGATTATTTATTATTATCTGGTGATCCTGCAGTTATTGGTGTCGTATGTTCTGTTGTTTCAGATATAACTAATGGAAAATACAAACTTCTTAAATGGGACAGACAAGAAAAAACATATTATCCGATCGAAATAAATATTTTTCAAAACTAGGGTTGACAAAATTTATAAGTATCCTATATATCTAGGTATGAAAGAGAGGAATAAATAATATGTCAATTAACTTAAGACAAGATGCTCCTGATCAAAGCAATATAATAGATCCAAAAAAACTATCTGAAGAGGTTGAAAAATTAGTATCTATTCAACGACAGATAAAATCCAACGAAGATAGAATTAAAGATTTAAAAGAAGACGAGAAACATTTTAGTACAGTCGTTATTCCAAAACTAATGGAAGAGATGAATCTAAAAAGTTTAAAGTTACAAGATGGTTCTGAACTGTCTGTAAAAAAAGTTTTCAGCACCACCATGAAAGCTGATAGAAAAGGTGAGTGCGTACAATGGCTTCGAGATAACGGCTTAGGTGATATTATAAAAAATAATATTACAGTATCATTTGGTCGTGACGAGGAAACCAAGGCTGCAGAATATGCTACCCTTGCAAAGGGACAGGGCTATGAACCTACTCAAGAAGAGAAGGTTCACCCGTCCACTTTAAGAGTAGTGATGGAGGAAGTTCATACTAAAGGTAAAGAAATTCCTGCTGATCTATTTTGGACGTTTGATGGAAATCAAACTAAGATAAAAAGTAAGTAATAATAAACGATAACCCAATAGGATATATATGAGTACACAAAGTACAATGGTCAAGAAAGATGATGCAGGAGCATTATCAACAATCAACCTAAGAGCAGACTCTGGTAAAGGGACTGAAGAGATGCAATCAAGTGATAGGTCAACACCTATCTTGAAAATCCTTCATCAATTATCTCCAGAATGCAATTCAAGAAGTGCAAAGTACGTTGAAGGCGCTCAACCTGGAATGATTTATGCATCCAGTTTTGGTAGTTTAGTCAGCGGTGAGAAAGGTTTAGATATAGTTGTATCTCACTTTCAAACTAGGTACCCTGAATGGCAAGAAAGAGGAGATAGTACCGCAGCACCAGTAGGAACACACCTTAACCCACCAGCAGATGCTGTTGAGGAAAAAGGTGGTAGATATAGATTATCTAATGGTAACTATGTAGAGAAGACAATGTACTTCTATGCAATAGCTATTTTAGAAAATGGATCTAGATCTGCTGTAATACCTATGAGGTCTTCTAACTTAACTCCAGGAAGAGATTTGAATGATATGATTTCAAATTTAAGAATGGTAGACGCTAAAGGTTCGTTTCAACCTGCATCTTTTACAGCTGTGTTTAAATTAAAAACAGCAGGTAAGAGTTGGGGAGATAAGAACTGGCATGTGTATAAGCCTTCTTTTGTAAAAATGTTAGATGTTGTGTCTAGCCCTGAAGATGCTGAGTTATACCAAGCAGGTCAAAAGTTACAGAGAGAAGTATCTAAAGGTTCTACTCAACCTAAGTACGAAAAGGTTGAAGCTGATAAAACTAAAAAAGATATTATCTAATCCCTTTAGGGACACTTGCAAGTGGAGGTGGCGTCGGGAGACTAACGCCACCTTTTAATACAAAAAACAAACTTTGACAGGATTGTATGAAAGATTATATAAAATATTTTGAGGGCTTAAAAAGAAATTATGGAGTATGTAAAACCAATGAAGGTTATATAGACTCAGAAACAGGTAAAAAAAGATACCCACATGAATGGTCTGGTATTCCTGTTACACAAATAGACTATGAAGAACATTTAAAAGGAAACAAATCTATTGGAATTCAACCTTGTACTGACGAAGGTAAAGCAAGGTTTGGTGCTATTGATGTAGATAAGTATCCTATAGATAGACAATTTTATTTAAAAATTATTGAAGAGAAAAATCTCCCAATAATTCCTGTCCTGTCAAAAAGTGGTGGACTACATTTATATGTGTTCACCACTGAATACGTTAAGGCAAAAGAGATAAGGGAATTTTTGGAACAAGTTTTATTCTTATTCAAGCTACCAATCAATACAGAAATTTTTCCAAAACAAACTACACTTGGAGAAAATGCTGATGGAGCAAAAACAAACGGTAACTTTTTAAACTTACCTTACAATAATAAATCTAGAAGAGCATTACTTCCAAATGGTGAAGAGATGGATTTAGATATGTTTATAAAAGTTGTTATTGCAAATGCTCAAACTAAAGAACAGCTAAAAGGAATTAATGAAAAAATAATTAAAGATGAATTGACAGGGGGAGATAAAGAGTTTGATGATGGCCCACCTTGTTTAGGAATTTTAACTAAAGAAGTAATGAAAGATGGTAGAGATAGATTTTTATATAACTACATGGTTTTTGCTAAAAAAAAATATCCAGATAAGTGGCAAGGAAAAATTATAGAAGCTGCTAGAAAATATTTTGAGTTTGATAGTAACTGGACTGACATTCATGTTAATGCAAAGGTAAAGAGTTGGAGTAAAGATACCAAAGGACATACTTGTAATGATCCTTTAATAGCACCTGCATGTGTAAAATCAGTTTGTGTAAAAAGAAAGTTTGGAATTATATCTGATAATAAACCTAGATGGCCTATGTTATCAGCTTTACAAAAATTAAATATAAAACCAACGCCAGAATGGTATTTTACTATAGAGAAAGAAAATGGAGAAACTAAACAAATACATGCTAAAAATATTCACAAGATAGAAAGTCAAAAAGAATTAAGAGCAGTAATAATGGAGCAAGCTCATGTAGTTCCGCCTCAAATAAAAGGTAATGACTTTCATGAAATTATAAAATCTTTATTTGAAGGAAATAAAATAGATGTTCTTGAACCAGCCGAAGGTACAAATCCATCTGATGTGTTGATGAATCATTTACATAGATACATTAATGAACCAGCAGCAAAACAATACAGTTCATTTCAAAGTGGTAGACCTTTACTGGATGATGACCATGCATACTTTTTATTCACTTCATTCTATGATGATATTAAAACTTATGAGTGGAAAGAGTCTTCAGCTAAAACTTCTTTAATGATTAAAGATTTATTTCCAAGTAAAAATCCAGAAGAGGAAGCTAAGTTTGATCACAGTAAAAGATTTCCAGGTAAGGATTCAAAGAGTAAAATATTTCCTCCATTAAAAACTCTGAGACTACCTTTGAAATTCTTTGAAAAGGATGAAGATGTTCATGAGACAGTAGAGTTTAAAAGTGAAGAAGATATTATATGATTTATAAATACTATGGACCACCAGGAACAGGTAAAACTTATAAATTAATTAGTAGAGCTAAAGCTTATGCTAGAACAGGTGTACCTTTACATAAAATAGGATACTTTGCTTTTAGTAGAAAGGCAGCAGGAGAAGCTAAAAAAAGAATGCCTTCAGATGACAAGAACTTACCTTACTTTCAAACACTACATGCATTTTGTTTTCATTTTTTAAAATTAAAAGAACAAGATATTATGCAACCTTTTCATTATGAAAACTTTGGTAAGAAAATTAATATTAAAGTTAAGTACGTAGATAAATATAATAAAGATGAAGTAAATTTTTTAACTTGTGACAATCCTTATTTTCAAATAATTCACAAATCGATTAACAGATGCACAACCATAGAAGAAGAATACGATTTAAATGAACACAACGGTAAAGATATTAAATGGTCTACTTTAAAATACATTAATGATAATTTAAAAAACTATAAAGATAAAAAAAAACTATATGACTTTAATGATATTGTAGATTTAACAATTAAGAAAAAAGATGATCCAGATTTTCCAACTTTTAAAGCTGTATTTATAGATGAAGCTCAAGATTTATCACCTCTACAATGGAAATTATTTGATGTATTAAAAACAAAAGCAGAAGATATGTACCTGGCTGGTGATGATGACCAAGCTATTTTTGCCTGGGCTGGTGCAGATGTAGATAGATTTATACAAGAACCTGCGAAAGAAAGAGTTTTAATGTACTCAAAAAGGATCTCTTTAATGGTCCAGGAAGAGTCACAGAAGCCTATTGAGAGAATTATGGGCATCAGGAAGCAAAAAAACTATTATCCTCGTGATTTTGTCGGAGAATCGTCTGAAATAGCTAATTTAGGTCAAGTAGATTTAAACAAAGGAAAATGGTTAATCTTATCAAGAACGATATCTAGACTTATGAAAGTAGATGAAGAACTTAGAAAGAAAAATTTATTTTTTGAAACCAACAAAGGTAAAAGTTTAAAAGTATCTTTGTACAAAGCAGCAATGAATTATGAATTGTGGACTAAAGGAAAAATATTAGAAGACAAAGTTATAAAAGATATAAATGAATATATAGAAAATCCTCAATGGGATCATATGACAGGTTGGTATGAAGCTTTTACATTAGCTGATGAAAAAGAAAAATTGTATATAAAAAATATGTTAGATAACGGAGAGAATTTAAATGAACCTGCAAGAATATGGTTGTCCACTATACACGCAGCAAAAGGTGGAGAAGAAGATAATGTAATTCTATGTTTAGATATGGGAGATAAGATTCTTAAAGCAATTAAAAAGAGTCAGAACAAACAAGATGAAGAACATAGAGTTTGGTACGTAGGAACTACTAGAGCAAGAAATAACCTGTATAAATTAAAAGCAAAAATAAAAAGAAAAGGATACCAGCTATGACACATAAAGATATGTTTGAAGATACATTTCCACAAAATAAACAAATCGGTGGATCACATTATAAAAATTTTAAAATTCAACCCTATGAATTTATATCACACAACGACTTGAGTTTCTTTCAAGGTTGTGTTATTAAATATGTCTGTCGTTACATGAACAAAAATGGAATACAGGATTTAGAAAAAGTAATTCATTATTGTGAATTAGAAATTTTAAAAATGAAAGACCTTAAAAAGAAAAAATGATTATACCTCAAACTGAGTGGTTACAACCTACAGAATTTCCTGATCTATCAAAGCATAAAGAGATTGCTATTGACTTAGAAACAAGAGATCCAGATTTAAAAAGTAAAGGTTCAGGAGCCATCATAGGTAATGGTGAAGTTGTAGGTATAGCTGTAGCTGTAGAAGGTTGGAAAGGTTATTATCCAATAGCTCATGAAGCAGGACCTAACATGGAAAAGAAAAAAGTTTTAGAATGGTTTACACATGTTTGTGAAACTCCTGCTACCAAAATATTTCATAATGCAATGTATGACGTATCTTGGATAAGACATTTAGGTATAAAAATCAATGGTTTAATAATAGATACCATGATTGCATCATCATTGATTGATGAGAATAGATTCTCATATACTTTAAATTCAATGTCATGGAAATATTTAAGTAAAGGTAAGAATGAAGCTCTGTTAAATAAAGCAGCTAAAGAAAGAGGCTTAGATCCTAAAGCAGATATGTGGAGACTGCCAGCTATGGAAGTTGGATCTTACGCAGAACAAGATGCAGTTCTTACATTAGAGCTTTGGCAAAAATTAAAAGAAATAATTAAAGAGCAAGATCTTAAAAAAGTTTTTGATCTTGAGACTGAACTGTTTCCATGTCTTGTTGACATGAGGTTTTACGGTGTAAAAGTAGACGTTCAAAAAGCTCATACACTGAAGACAGCATTAGCATTAAAAGAAGAAAACTTAATCCACCAAATAAAAATAGAAACAGGAATAGATATTCAACTAATGGCTGCAAGATCAATTGCACCACTTTTTGATAAATTAAATTTAGAGTATTCCAAAACTGAGAAATCAGGCGAACCATCCTTTACTAAAAATTTTCTTGTAAATCATAAACATCCTGTAGTTAGAATGATAGCAGAAGCTAGAAAAATAAACAAGGTTAGGACAACTTTTATAGACTCTATTATTAAACATGAACACAAAGGACGTATTCATGCAGATATAAATCAAATTAGATCTGACGATGGAGGAACAGTTACCGGAAGATTTTCTTATTCTAATCCTAATTTACAACAGATACCTGCTAAGGATCCAGAAACAGGACCTTTAATTAGATCTTTATTTATTCCGGACAAAGGTTGCAAGTGGGGTACGTTTGACTACTCGCAACAGGAACCAAGACTTGTAGCACACTACTCATTACAATTTGAATTACCTTCTGTTAATACTATTGCAGACTCATATGAAAATGATCCTAATACAGACTTTCACAAAATTGTAGCAGATATGGCTGAGATACCTAGATCACAAGCTAAAGTAATTAACTTAGGTCTTTTTTACGGTATGGGTAAAGCTAAACTTATGAATGAATTAGATTTAACAAAAGATAAAGCTGAAGAATTATTTAAAAAATATCATGAGAATGCACCTTTTGTAAAACAACTTACTAACAAAGCAATGAATGCAGCAGCCAGTAAGGGTGTAATTAAAACCATATTGGGTAGACGTTGTAGATTTCCTAAATATGAACCTGTACTTAGAGGTGACGATTGGGGAACTTATGTTCCTGCAGAAGATGAAGAACGTATGAAAGAACTTCAAGATATGGGTCCAGTATTAAAAGATTTTGAAGAAAATATTATTAAAGATAAAGAAGGTAAACCTAAGAAAAACTATTGGCATAACAATCCAGCTAGGAGAGCTTTTACTTACAAAGCTTTAAATAAATTAATTCAAGGTAGTGCTGCCGACATGACTAAAAAAGCCATGGTAGAGTTGTATAAAGACGGTTTACTGGCTCATATACAAATACATGATGAATTAGATTTTTCTGTAGAATCAGAAGAGCAGGCTGAAAAAATAAAACATATTATGGAAACTGCAGTAGATCTAGAAGTACCTAACAAAGTAGACTATGAATCTGGACCCAATTGGGGCGAAATTAAATAATAAAAAACTTTCCTGGACGACATTTTCTGATAAAATAATCAGATTATGGAAAAAATTTGTAAACAATGTGAGATGGAGTGCCATTGTAATGGGCCTGGAATTAAAGGCTGTCGTATTTGTTATTGCGTAAAAGATTCCGATAAAAAATGGTGGCAATTTTGGAGATAATTAAATGTTTGTAAAATGTAAAACTTGTGGCTGCGGATGTCATTGTGAAGAATATAAAATAAAAGCAGATCATTATACACCTTTAATGGACGTATGTGGTTGTAAAAAATGTGATCATGAAGAAAAAAAAGAAATTGAATATGAGGAATGTTTGTCATGTCAATAGCAGAATTATTAAAGAAAAACTTTGTAATGATACCGGTAATAATATCGATTTTAGTTGGAACGTTTACGGGCGTTAAGTATATCGTAAGTCTTACAGAGACTATTGATAAAAACAGAGATCAAATTGCCATCATAAACGATACTCATTTAAAAAATCAAATTGGATACATAGCTAGAATACAAGAAAATC